CAGAATATCCTTACTTGGAACTGAGAATTTCGAAAGTCTGCGCGGCTTATACCTAATGGGCTGCGTGATGGATGAGTACGCCAGCATTCCTGAGTCAGTGTTCCCGGAGATAATCAGGCCAGCCCTCAGCGATTACAAAGGTTGGTGTTGTTTTCTCGGCACACCTCAAGGTCACAACGCGTTCTTTGATCTTTATGAGCAGGCCAGCGCTGACGATGATTGGTTAAACGCGATTTACAAGGCCAGCGAAACCGAGTTGCTGGACGAGGAAGAGTTAAGCGCCGCCCAGCGCATGATGAGCGAAAGCCAATATCTGCAAGAATTTGAGTGCAGCTTCAACGCCAATGTNCCCGGCAGCATATACGGCAAGGAGTTGGAGACAGCACAAGACGAGGGTCGCATCTGCAACGTCCCGTATGACCCGGCNCACAAGGTTGACACGTTTTGGGATCTTGGCGTCGGTGATAGCACGTCGATTTGGTTTACCCAAACNGTTGGCAGGGCAATCCACGTCATCGACTTTTACGAGGCGCGCAACGAAGGCTTGCCACATTATTGCAAGATGCTGACTGACCGGCGGTATGTTTATGGCGATCACCATGCCCCGCATGACATTGAAGTCAGAGAGTTAGGCAGCGGCAAATCACGGCGTGAAATCGCATGGGATCTTGGCTTGAATTTCCGCGTGGTGCCTAAGCTACCCCTTGAGGATGGCATTCACGCCGCACAGATGCTGATACCCCGGTGCTACTTTGATCGTGAGCGCACCAAAGACGGTTTAGAGGCGTTGAGACAATACCACCGGGCGTACAATGAGCGCACCAGATCGTTCAGAGCATCCCCAGTTCACGACTGGTCATCACATGCGTCAGACAGTTTCAGATACCTTGCCGTAGGAATGCGGCAACCCCGCGATCATCAGCGTGTTCCGCAGCAAATGGCTGTCATGGAATACAATCCGTTTGCGGCATAAGGAGATAGATATGGGCAGCATGGCATCAGCAGCAGCTAACGATATTTCAATTGGGCTTGGCTTTAAGGATGACCCCGGCCCAACGCCGCGTGATGATATGGCAGGTAGAAAGTCATCTTACCAGCGCCGTACTGCTGCCACCGTTGCCCGTGAAAAGGCGCGCAACGCTGCATCTGGTCAAAGCACATTACCAGCACAGGCCGCAGCGGCCCAGCTTGCTCAGGCTAACAGAAACCTTCTTGCTCAAAGTCGTGCTAGGAGCATTGGCGCGATTGGCGCTGCCCCATCTGTGCCTGACCCCAACGCCATTGGCGCAACTGAGCAAGCCTTATTAGACCAACAGAAAAAAGGCCGCTCATCCACGATTTCTACCAGCGCCACCGGGTTGCTGTCTGACGAGGATGACACCCGCAAGAAGCGCAGCCTCATGGGTGGATTAATATCATGATGATGATGAACAAGAAGAACATCGCTGGCGAGATGGGCGCACGGGCATCCCAGCCTGCCAAGCGCCGTCAGACTGTTGATCCATTGGAGCGCGCCAGCCAGAAGATGGAAGGCCGCATGAAGGGCGGCGATCCCAAGAAGGCCAAGCGCAAGTCAATGATGAATAGCTACGGGCTGTCCTAATGCAAGTATCCCCGATGATTGCGCAGCTTGATCGGCGCTTTAAGCAACTCCAAAGCCAGCGCAGCAACTGGGAAAGCCACTGGCAAGAGTTGGCAGATTATATGCTGCCGCGCAAAGCCGAGATAACCCGGAAGAGAACTCAAGGCGATAAGCGCACCGAGCGTATCTTTGATGGCACGGCGATCCACGCTGTCGAACTGCTGGCGTCTAGCTTGCATGGTATGCTCACGTCACCATCCACCCCGTGGTTTAGCATGAGATACCGCAACCCGGCGCTGCAAGGCGATGACGAGGCTAATGAATGGCTAGAGTTGGCCATCGATCAGATGTATCAGGCGTTTAACCGCAGCAACTTCCAGCAAGAGATCCACGAACTGTATTATGATCTGGTGACGTTTGGCACCGCCGCCATATACGTCACTGGCGATGCAGAAGGTTTGCAGTTTAGCAGCCGACACATTGCTGAGATCTACATCTCACAGAATGCCAAAGATCAGGTCGATACAGTTTACCGCAAGTTCAAGCTAACAGCACGTGCAATGGAGCAGCAATTCGGCGCTGACGCTTTACCTGCCCAGTGCATTAAGGATCTGAAAGAGGAACCTTACAAAGAGCATGAGATCATCCACGTTGTGTTTCCGCGCGCAGACGCCAAGGGCAAGCTGGCCAAAGCCAAACCGTTTGCCAGCATTTACTATCACGCTGACAGCCGCAAGCTACTGAGCGAAGGCGGTTACGACGAGTTATGCTTTATGGTGCCGCGTTTCAATAAGGATAGCTCAAGCAGCTACGGCAGATCCGTATCGATGAACGCTTTGCCAGACACCAAGATGTTGAACAAGATGTCTGAGGTGACGATCAGGGCCGCACAAAAGCAAATCGATCCACCGCTTATGGTGCCTGACGATGGCTTTATGCTGCCTGTCAGGACAACCCCCGGCAGCTTGAATTTCTACCGTGCTGGCACCCGCGACAGGTTAGAGCCGCTTCAGATCGGCGCAAACAATCCGCTGGGTCTGAACATGGAAGAACAGCGCCGCAATGCTATTCGGCAGGCGTTCTTTGTTGATCAGCTTTTGATGCAGAACGGGCCGCAGATGACGGCTACTGAGGTTCTGCAACGTAACGAGGAAAAGATGCGATTGCTTGGCCCAGTGCTAGGCAGGCTGCAATCTGAACTACTACAGCCCTTGATCACAAGGTCGTTTGGATTGCTTCTCAGGGCTGGCCTTCTCCCACCAGCCCCTGAGAGCCTGCAAGGCCAAGACATCGACATTGAGTATGTCAGTCCACTAGCCAAGGCGCAGAAGCTGACAGACTTGCAATCAATGCTGCGCGGCTTTGAGGTCATGATGCAGGTTGCTGAGATTGCACCCGTAATGGACTATTTGGACACAGATAAATTAGTTAAGTACCTTGTCGAAGTCACAGGCATACCCGCTAGGGTTGTACGCAGCGATCAGGAAGTTGAAGAGATGCGCGAGCAACAGCAGGCGCAGCAAGCCCAACAAATGCAGCTTGATCAACAGGCGCAAACTGCTGAAGCGATGGGCGCAGCGGCACCAATGGTTAAAGCTGTCGGCGGTTTGGACATGCTGCAACAATGAAGCAAATCGAAGATCTGAAGTTAGCATACCGTCGCACGTTCAATAGCGAGGACGGCGAGACAGTGCTGGCTGACCTTAAAACACGGTTTGCTTTTGAGCAGACCACATTCGTTTCTGGCGACCCACATCAATCGGCGTTTTCTGAGGGACAGCGCAGCGCTGTGCTGCTGATCGTCAGAATGCTGTCTGAGAACGCCAAACCCAAGAGGTAAATCCAAAATGAGCGAAGAGGCAACCCCGTCAGCGGGATCTCCAGACGTGGCTGATGCAGCCCCGGCAGTTAGCTTCCTAGATAGCCTGCCAGAAGATCTGCGCGGCGAACCCAGCTTACGCAATTTCAACGATGTTGGCGCGCTGGCTAAAAGTTACACACATGCCCAGCGCATGATTGGCGGCGATAAGATAGGCAAGCCATCTCAAAGCTGGACAGATGATCAATGGACTGAGCATCACATCCACAGCGGCAGACCAGAGACAAGCGAAGGCTACGAGTTTAGGCTAGACGGCCAACTGGCTGACAGCACGTTGGAAGGCTTCAGAGATAGCGCATTCAAGGCTGGCCTGTCAGGCAAGCAAGCGCAAAGCGTGGCTGAGTTTATGGATACCAGCTTAGGCCAAATGGCAACTGACCGGGCTGATCAGGCTGAGACACTGCGGCACGAAGGTGAGCAGGAACTTAGACAGCAATACGGCAAGGCTTTTGACCAGCGCATGGAAATGGCAATGGGTGCCGCAAGGCAAATGCTTGGCGAGAAGGTCAACATCCTTGAAGAGGTCGAACTGTCTGACGGCAGATTGCTGGGGGATCACCCTGAGATCATACGCATGTTTAGCGCGTTTGCCGAGCAAATCGGCGAGGATAACCTTGTCGGAGAAACAACTGAGATGGTGATGACGCCTGATGAGGCGCAGCGCCAACTGACTGAGGTAACAAGGCAGGACGGCCCGTATTGGGATAAGAACCATCCTGAGAGGCAGGCATACGTCGATGAGGCGTTACGCCTGCGCGAATACCTTTAGAGTTTAGCGGATAAGCCTTGGCCCCGCGCATCATGCCAGTGTGTCTGGCAGGCTGACAACCTTTACCGTCATCATACAATTCTAAATTTACCTGACTTGTATGCTGGCGGCGTCAAGCACGGCCCCGGCTGGGACAACCGAGCGATAAACCCTTTAATTTCAATAGCTTAAAATAGGAGTGAGACAAATGTCCTCACAAATATCCACAGCTTTCGTTAACCAATATTCTGCTAACGTCACTATGCTTTCCCAGCAGATGGGATCGCTATTGCGTGGTGCAGTGGATGTCGAAAGCGTCAACGGCGAAAAAGCCTTAACATAAGAGGGCCACTGGTTAGTAATAGCCAGATGCAAACTGTGTGAATTGTCTGGGAACCCCTAACGTAAAGTCGAGGGCAATCAGCAGCCAAGCCTCTAACGAGGAAGGTTCAACGACTATCCCGCAAGGGAGTAGGGCCAAGCGGCCCGAAGCGCATGGCACCCTAGTTTTAGGGTGGTGATATAGTCTCATCTATGGGGAAACTCATAGCAGCCAAAAGGCGGTCTGGTTCTAGCGAAATCAGGCGAAGATATTGTCTTTGACCAAGTGGGTTCTGCAGCCGCAGTACTCAGAACAACTAGACATGCGGATACCCCGTTAAATTTAGCGGCCTAGTAGAGCAATCTGCTTTGAAAAACTCTGTGAACTCAGGGGAAGTCTCATTGAGATAATCCTGAGCCAAGCCCTGTAAAGGGAAGGTGCAACGACTATCCCCGGTAGGGGAGTAGACCCAAGCGGGTCGAAGCGCAGAGCATCCCATTGGGATGGTGATATAGTCTCATCTGCATGGCGACATGCAGCGGCCCAGCAGGGCGGGGCAGGATTAGCGATCTTGTTTGAAGGTAATGTAATCGATACACCCCACAGCCGCCGCATGGTCACAATGAGTGACTATGAATACGCTGACTTGATTGATGATCAAGATAAAGTTCGCCTTCTGGTTGATCCAACTTCAACCTATGCGCGTGCCGCTGCCAGTGCTATGGGCCGTGCCATCGATGACGTGATCATCGCAGCCGCTATTGGCACAGCTAAGACAGGCAAAGATGGTTCTACATCTACTGCCCTGCCTTCTGGCCAAAAAGTTGCGCACGGTTCGGCATCGTTGACGATTGCCAAACTGCTGTCAGCCAAGGAAATCTTGGACGAGGGCAGCGTAGATCCATCTATCCCGCGTTACATTGTGTGCGCCCCAAAGCAAATCACAAGTTTGCTTGGCACTACGCAGGTAACGTCGAGTGATTTTAACACCGTGAAGGCTCTCGCTCAGGGCCAGATGGATACGTTCAGCGGCTTTAAGTTCATCGTGTCAAATCGCTTAACCACTGACAGCGACGGCAATCGCGCCGTGATCGCTTTCGCTGGCGATGGCCTAAAGTTGGCGATGGGCAAAGAGCCTACCGCCCGGATCGATGAGCGCTCCGACAAATCGTACGCCACTCAGGTGTACTACTGCCAAACTGTTGGCGCGACCCGGATGGAAGAAGCCAAGGTCGTTGAAATCGCGTGTACGGAATAAGGAGGACTGAAAAATGGCTACTGTTTACTCGGTCCAACGGACCAATACACGGGCAACCCCAATCACGAAAAACCCTGCCAATGTCATGGGTGGACGTGT